TTTTCGTATATCTACCTGTAGCTGTAATAAGTGTTCCAGGTTCGCCAGTACCGCCCCTTAAAGTTGCCGTAAACGTCCCTTCCTCATAATCGTCCAGCTTATTGGCTGCGCCTGTGCCGCCTAGATAGACACCGCCTGATAGGTAGAGGTCTTTGAAGCGAGCGCCTGATGAACCTAAATCTAAAAGTGCATCTCGAACCGCACCTGTAGTAGTGTTAAACGGTTGTATCGTGTCTGATGTTGAGTTGGTAAATATACCTGCATCACCAGTACCAAAGTAGGCATTAGACGAAGCAACACCAATACTACCGACTTTTGTCGTGTCCTTGTAAAGCGCAACAATATCCCCATCAGAGGTTAATCTATTAATCTCAACCCCAGCAGCAGCATTAACGACAAACTGTCCACCTCCATCAGGAGTTAAACGGCTGCCTGCTGTGCTAAAAGAAGTGGTGGTTTTACCCACCAGCAAGTTGCCGCTGGCGTCGATACGCATGCGTTCTGTGCCAGCCGTTGTCCACGCTATGGTGTTTGCTGCGGGTCTAAACTGCCCTGTGTCGCTATCGCCAGCTAGAATTAAACTAGGCGCTGATGCTGAACCAGCTCCTTTAATATCAACGACGCCGCTGGAGTTGATACGCATGCGTTCGCTGCCGCCAGCAAACATAAGCATGTCATCAGTTTCAGAACCAATGCGCACTTTATAGTTTGCAGTGGTGTTGCTGTCTTGGAACTCAATGGTGGATTGTGTAGACGCGCTATAGAAACCAGAGCCAACGCTGAATCCTGTTGGAGCTTGAACTTCTAAATTTAAAGAACCAGTGGTTGCAGTTTTGTTAATTAGTAGTCGGCCGCTGGAGTCGATACGCATGGCTTCGGAGCCAGCAGTACCAAACAACAGCTCATCAACAGACCCGCCGTTATTATGGTTATACTGAACGTATCCTCTGTACTGTTCGTTTCCTGTTGTACCATCAGCGAAAAACAAAGAGCCATAACCGCCAGCAGTTGAATCGCTGACTACAGTTATTCCACCGCTTACTCCAGTATCGACAACAAGTTCTGAGGCACTACTGTATGAAGAAGGACTCGACGTTTTAATCCCGACGTTGCCGCTGGAGTCGATACGCATACGTTCGGTGTCGTTAGTTGATAACGCAAGACTATCGCCAGAGCCTGAAGAATTAATATTCATTACGTTAGACGTAGAGTTATCAATTCTTAGCTGTGCATCTGCGCCTTGTACCCGTAAAATTTCTCCATTAGAACCAGAATTAACGTGTAGCGTTACAGCAGGACTCGTCGTACCGATGCCGACGTTGCCCTGAGCAATATAATTATCACCCCCATCTGTATCAAATTGCAGTTGGACATTGCCTGCAGAATCATAACCCCTAATGAGGCCATCATCAGAAGCGTCTGTTTGTACTACTAAACCACCGCCTGCTCCGCTATTTGCTCTGAGCGTTGCAAGAATTTGCTGTGTCCCAGAAGGAGAAACAGTCAAACCGTCGCCAACAATTGTCCCAGTTACGTCGATGCCAGTGGAGGTCGTGGCGAGTTTGGCTGCGTTTTGGTAGTACAAAGTAGATGCGCCGTTATCTACACCCACAAACATATTGTTGCCTGTTGTAGCGCCTTGAATACGGACATTCACGCCTTGAAGCATTAAGTCGCCTGTACCCGTATCTTTTACATAGCTATTCGAGCCATCATGGTAGATGCTTAGGTCAGAACCAGCACCGAAGACTGCCTTTGCGTTGTCGGCAAACTCAAGCGCGTTGTCTGAAGAGTCCCAGACTACGTTGTAAGATGCACCTGTAAGAGTTACGTCATCACTAAAGGTTGAAGGGCCGATAGAGCTAAGCTGACCTGCCGCCAAAAGCCCAGTCACTCCGACACCCGTGTTTGAGGTGCTTAGTCTTTGACCATTGTTATAATAAAGCTGAACACCACCGTCAACGTCGGCATTAATCATTGTCTCCGTACCGTCGTTGTTCTTGACGGTGAAGTCCTTGGCGTAGACAAACAATGACCCGGTTGCGTGAGTTTCTTTGATGTAGCTGTCTGTTCCGTCTGAGTAAAGCTCTAGCTCACCTCCTGCGCCAAAAGTTGCCTTTGCGTTGCTTCCAAAAGCCAAAGAGTTAGCTGACTTGTCCCAAGACATATTGTAGGACGCACCAGTAAACGTAGCGTCCCCTGCGCTATCAATAGTCAGAGCAGTAACTTGAGCATTAGCACTGGAACCTGTAGTACCCGCAGGAGCCGTTTGGAAAACTAATGAACCACCAGCGCCCGTACCTGTACCTGCGCCACCCTTGACCGTAACTGCCGTACCAGCAACGTCAGTGCCAGAGGCATCGTCAGTACCGACAGAAGTGTCCTTCAGAAGTACGCCGTCAATGTCTACACCAGCGGCTGCTGTAGTTTCTAAGATAGAGTCCGTAGTAATCGACTGACCAGCAGTGACTACAATGTTAGTTGAACCCGTGGTGTTACCGTTGGCAAGAACTTCTGACAGTTCGTTATTAGCGCCTACTTGAGAATCTACATAAGTTTTAATGGCTTTTGCAGACGCTAAAGTATCGTCAGAAGCTGAAACACTCGAGAGGTCAGTATCAACTGAAGTAACGCCTGTTGAAGCTCCAATAACAAGAGTATCTACATTTGCCGTACCGTCAATGTACAGGTCTTTCCATTCTGAACCTGACGCACCTAAGTCATAAGTGTCGTCTGCGCTTGGAATAAGATTAGAAGCTACGTCTGCTGTTACAGTAACAGTATCTGTTGCTGCGTTACCTAGTGTTGTATTACCATTTACTGTAAGATTATTAGATAGTGTAGCTGCGCCAGTAACTGCCAGTGTTGAATAAAGTGTAGTGGCTCCTGTTACTCCAAGAGTACTAGAAGCAGACAGAGTAGTAAAGTTACCAGTAGCCTGACTAGAAGTACCGATAGATGTACCGTCAATAGTACCTGCGTTAATGTCTACTTTGGAAATGTTGACTTCACCAGTACCATTGGGCGTTAAGTTAATATCGCCATTAGTGTTGGTAGAAATAATTGTGTTGCCGTTGATATTAATGTTGTCAACGTCAAGCACTGAAGGATTGCTGCCTACTTCAATAATAGTCCCGCCGGAATCTTCAGTGTACAGTCTCTTATTAGTTAAGTCTACGGCAAGCTCGCCAGCTACTAAATCGGATGCTAATGGAGCGCCAGTGCCGTTTTTAGTGATAATTGTTGTAGCCATTGTTTATCCTTTAGTATACACTAAGCTGCCCTGAAGATGAGAAAGGAGGGCTGAAGAAAAAGAAGAGAAAAGCGAAAGGGGGCCAAAAGACCCCCAATGCTTTTATAGGTCTTACTCGTCGCAAACTGCGAGAATAAAGCCAGCTTCCGGACGATATGCTTGGATACCGTACAGAGTGTCGGCGGTGTACAAGGTTGAAAGGTATTCTTGCTTGTACTGCGTCTGTGAACGCACAGCCATCTGTTCTGCGAGGACAAGAGCGTCCTTGTGGAAGAACATGCAGCCACGAGTGTCGTCCGTAGAAGCAGCGTTTTGAGCAGCTACTTCGATAACGGGACAGTTAGAAGACACATAAACGTCTACACCGTACAAGTTACCGATGAGGCCGGACTCAACACCACGTCCACCTACGAAGTCAGAAGACACGTATCGGTCGATACCCATGATTGACTTACGTACAGCGGGAGGAACTACGATTACTCGATTGTCCATGGGTACGTTAGCGTCGTCCATGAGCTTGATGGCTTCACGGAAACCAAGGTCCGTAAAGTTGTCGCCCGTGGTTACAGTGTCAACAGCGTAGGCTGCAAGACCAGCAGCAGCATTGAAGTAGTAGCTGTTGCTGTTTACCCAGTCAGCACCCGTGTTAGCAGGGGTCTGAGTACGAGTACCGTTACCAAAGCCAGTACCAGCGTTCATGAGGTCCGTGTCTACTTTGACAGCCAAAGCGTAACCAGCGTCTTCCGTGTAGAACTGACGCAAGCTGCTCAGAGCTTGTACTTCAACGATGTCCTCAATCAAACGTGAGTATTCAAAATGACGGTCAATCGTGACAGTCAGTTCTGACTCAGTGTTGGCAATGATCGTAACTGCAGTGTCAGCAGCTTTCGCATTTGCATCGCCACGAGTGGGCTTGGGAATGTGGATCAAGTCACCCTTCTTGCCTGACATTGACAGTCGCTTGACAAGAGGAGCCATCTTGAGGTTCTTTTGGTAAGCAGCAATGATTTCATCCGACCAGATTTCGGGGATAAAAGTTGCTGCTTCCGTTTTCGCAGTATTACCAGCTGCGCCCGGATAAGTAGCAGTAGCCATTAGTCACAATCTCCTTAAGATTATTTGACTCGACCCTCTGCGTATGCTTTTAAGATTTCATCTGATAAAGCTTGGTAACGCTCAGGGTCTGTTTTCATTAGTTTAATGATGTCGGCCCTGCGATACACTTTCCTACGGGTTCCTTCAGAAGTGCCCTGTGCACTGCCCGTGTTAGCTGCCTTGACCTGCTGTTTCCGCGCTTGTTTTTCAACCGCTACGGTCTGCTGTGCGATGTTCTTACGTTCCTTCCAGAGCGTAAAGAGTTCGTCAGCAGCTTCAGCATTGTACTGTTGGTCAGCCTCCACAAACAACTGAGTCCTAATCTTTGAACCTTTGATCCATTCAGCAAACTTGGGATCCTGCAGGATATTCTGCATGTCCGGATGTTTACTGTTTAGCATCGCAAGAGAAGTCTGCTTCTTGTATTGGGCAGTGTACTCTTGAGCTTCTCTGATCTTAGGATGGTTCTCAATAGCACGATTGACAGCTGCTTGAGGATCCGTAAAGTAGTCTATATCGTCTTCAGGCTCAACGTATTGTTGAGGTGCTTGTTGTTGTGCTTGACTCGTAATGAAGTCGTCCACAACCTTACGAAGTTCCCCTACTTCTGAGGATTGACGCCCAAGTAGCTTCTCAGCCTCCTGGTGCATCTGTACCACTTGCTCTAAAGATTTGCCTTGGTACTTCTCAGGTATTGTAGGTTGTTGTTCTTGAGATTTCTCAGGTTGATTCTGAATCTCTTCTACTTCGTTTTCAATGGTGTCTGTGTTGTCCTCTTCTGGAGGCACATCAATCATTGTTGCTCTTGACATAATTAAACTCCGTGAACATTAGTCATTATGGAGGTTGTTTCTTTGGCCTGCCTTTTCGTGTTCTTTTACCCAACGCATGTGCTTACCAGGAAAGTCCCCAGAAACACCATCAAGGATAAAAGCCGGAGCAGACAACATTTTTGTACCTATGGCACCGCAGTCGCACCTACTGACCTCAGTACCGCTACGTACAAATTTCTCAAAAGTGTGTCCTTTTGGACATCTAAAGTCATAAACTTTATACATCTTCTACAACTTCTTCGTCTTCAGCTTCTGCTTGTTCTCTGGCTGCTGCAATAGTAGCCTCAAGATTAATTACAGTAGCTAAAGCAGCCACTTGGCCTTTACGAAAGTGTAGTTCTTCTGCGTCTTTTACTGTCTGAATGTCAGCTAGACGCTGTGCATTAGTAGAAAGCTCTTGTACGAGTTGTTTGAAACCTTCGCTACCAAATAGTACGTTGTAGTTGTCGAAGTAAGCTTCAAGC